GCTGCTGGTCGCGGTATTTGTCCCAGGCCTGATTCAGCTTCGGCGTGACATAGAACTGCACCTCTGGCTCGTCACCCGACAGGCCGAAACGATCCAGCACCTGAGCTGTGAGCTGGGCCTGCCTCTTGCTCAGTTCTGGGCTTTCAGGGGCCAGAGCACTCAGCATCCCAGCGTTGGTCGCCAGGTCGTCTTCCAACGCATTGGAGATCTCGCCACCCGCCACCTGGGCCAGCGCACGCCGGCGGCCAATCAGCTTCCACGGGTTCGATTCGTTGAGCAGTTGCGCTGCGGTCGGATCGACTTTTTCCAGCTGACTGATCTGGCTGGCCGCATCGGCCGCGCCGGCCTCGGCCTGCACCTGCAGCGACAAGGTGGCCTTGGCCAGCTCGTTCTTTGCGTCGTAGTAGCCCTCCTCGATCTGGCCCTTACGCATGGCCAGGTATCCCTGACCGGTGAGCTCCATCAGCGTCTTGCTGAATGGGGCCAAGGCCGTCGCTAGCTGCTCGTACTGGTTGAAGCCAGCGACATTGGGCGTGCTGCCAATCTGAATCGTGCTAATTCCGGTGGGGCTGCCCAGTTGGGCCGGCCGCGCTGGAGCGGCTACTTGTGTTTGAGCCGCCTGAACGAAAGCGCCAATAGGCCGCGCTACCGGCGTGACCTGACCAAGAGGGAGATTCCTGTCTGCCATGGATCGTTAGCCGGGTGTGCCGGGGCCAGTGGGGGAGGCGGGCCTCTGCAGGCCTCTGACGGCTCCAGCCATCGACAAGGTGGACTGGACTCCACCCATCAATGCCGTGCCGATGTTCAGTGCAGCGGCAGCGCCACTTGGCCCAGCGCCCGTCATCGACGGCGGCGCCGGTGTCAGCAGCGTTGGCAGCGGCGCAAACGGTGGGACCGGATCGATGTAGGGCTGTTCCTCGTAGAACTGCTGGCTGTTCCATCGATTCAGGTACTGCGCAACCTGGCCGGCCTGCTCACGCGTGTATTGCCGTGTTCGCAGTCCACGGTTGATGGATTGCAGGGTCTCGTAGTCGCCCAGCTGTCGGGCGTAGTCGTTCACGATGCGGTCCACCGATCGACCTTCCTGGCCCATTGCCTGCACTGACGCCCGGGCCTGCAGGGCACGCCAGCGGTATTGCTGCATCGCAACGGCCTCCTGCATGGAGGCCTCTTGGTATTGCTGGCTCAGTGCTTCGCTGTCCTGGATGTAGGCAGCGCCAGCAGCCGCCCTGGTCTGGCCAACCACTTCAGCTTGACGGATGCTCTTGACCAGCTCGAAATTGCGCAGCGAGTTGGTGTAGGCCAACTGCTGGTTGTAATTGACGGTCTCCGCCCAGTATTTGTGCTGAGCATTGGCATCGGTAATGCGTGCGTTAAACCCCGCCTGCCACTGCGCAAATTGCGCGTTGGCGCTCTGAAATGCTTTTTGGTTCTCGTAGTCCTGGCGTTGTGCCGCGTTGCTAGCCCCGGCGCCAAGGATGCCGAGACCCGCATTGGCAACGCCAAAGGCAAGAGAGAAGGGATCAATGACCACCATCAGCTCGCCCTCCAGAAATGAGCGAACAGCTGGGCGCTATGGCCAAGTGGCGCTGGGGTGTCGATCGTGAAGCCCAAGTGCTTAAGCCACCGCAGCGTGGCTGTGTTGGACCACAACGCCCAGTTCTCCAAGTAGTCATGGGCAGCCATCAGCTCGTCCACCCATTTGCGGCCGCCGCGCAGGAACTGTCGGCGATGGCTGTCGGTGGCCAGCAGCTCGTCCGTGCCGAGCAGCCAGATCTGCGACCCGGATACCCCGCAGATGCCCACAGCCTTCCCGTCATCTCCATCTATGCAACGGCAGATCTGACTGTTCTGCCAGCTCTGATAAACGGCCTGCTCTCCTGTCAGGCAATGGCTGTAGAGCACTTCAAGCCGGTCTTGGTGCCGAAGCATCTTGGCAATGTGCTGCACCCGTGCAGGCGTGGGATCAGCCCAGTTCACTGCAGGCTCCTCGCTTGGCTGGTGACAAGCCCCACCCATTCGCAAGTGCTGAACTTGCATGGATGAATGGTGTCGTTGTGGATTTCGACAATGCAGTTCTCTCCCTTGCTGGCAATCGGGATCTGGAACACCCCCTCGAAATACCTGTTGGTCTCTGGGTCGTAGCCATTCGCCATCTCGCTGCCTAGGGAGGAATTGCGACTACCAAGCACCGTCCCGTCGAACTTGTAGACCGCCATGTCGCGGCGTTCTGCCATCACGTAAATCTCAAAGTACGAGGTTTCGTGATACCGGAGCTTGGCATGGCGAACCTGCGTCCGTTCGACGTTGGCCGCGGCCTTCCCTCCGCCAACCTCCTTGTAAAGCTTGAAGCGGGTGAAGCGATACACGAAGTCGTAGGCCTCGCCAAAGAACACGGGCGCCGCTGACCAATCGCCGTTCGCCACGATCGTGTTGCCACTGCTGGCCGAGCCCAGCAAGACGCCGCCATTGCTGGTCATGCCATAGCCAGACCAGGCCTGAGTTAGCGCCTTGATTGTGTACGGCAGCGTCCAGGTGGTTTGCTTGGTAGTGGCGTTGTACGCGCCGGCCGCCACGCGAATTGCTGCCGGTGTTTCGGTAGTTGTCGAGATGCGCCTGTCCAGCAGCAGGGGGTAGGGGTTGGGGGTGACGTCGCTGAGGCGATCGGCGACTGGCATCTTCTCCAGCCACACCTCGGTGCCGTACTGCACCAGCAGGTACATGACCTCCTGCACGCAGAGGATTTGCAGGATTTGATCAGCGCCATTGAGCTTCCAATGGCTCCAGCTGCTCTGCGCACGCTCAGCGCCACCGCCAGTGTTCCGGTAAAAGTATTTGTAGACGTAGATGCGGTCCGCAAAGCCGCTCTTGCTCGAGACCGCGAACCAGCTGTTGCCCGTGTCGTTGGCCGTCAGCTTGAACACATCCGCCGGGATGTAGCTGCTCACATAGCCGGTCAGATCGGACGCGTCTGCCACCAGCGCAGTTCCCGCACCGCGGACACTGAACTCGCGGAACTGGCTCCACTGACCATTGGCCTGGCAGAAGATGATCGTGCCCTGCACAGGGATGGGCCTGCAGTCAGGGTCAATCTCGTACTGAGTCAACACCGTGATTACGGCACTGGCTGGCGTCAAGATGGTTTCGGCTGCGTTAAATCTGAACTGGATCTGGTCCGAGAAGATGATCAGCTCGTCCTGGTACGGGATCGCATAACGCAGAACTGACACCCGGTTATTGCTGGCCGTCAAATCAATCGGATCCGTGTCCAGCACTGCCGTCACGGTCTCCGGGAAGAACTCGAAGAAATCTCGCGTGCGGCTCAGGATGACGTTCTCATCCGCCAAGAAGCCCAGCCGGTTCTTGTAGATGAAGACGTCCTGGATGGGGTAGCCAATAAAGCTGGGGTCTGGCGCGGTGTCGTAGTCGCCTGCAGTGCGTTCGCCCCAGGTGGGGATCGTGATGCCGCCCTGGGTGCTGCCATTGGCAGGGCCAAAGTAGAACGTTCCATTCGGCAGCCGCACCAATAAATGGGGCATCGTTGCCGGGTTGATCTTGTACTCAACTCCAGGGCTGACGGTTTCCTGCCACGAACCTTCGCCAAAGGTGCCGGCGCCCGTGCGAGGAACAAAGCTGACGTAGTAGCCGTCAAACTTGTTTCCCGGGTCACCAACCACCTCAACCTGGTAACCCTGTGGCGCAATGGTCGGCAGCTCAGTAAAAGCCTGAACGCTGTTTGTGATGGCCGTGATGTCGGCATTGGCTCGAGCATCATTCGCTGCAATCGTGATTGCACTCGAGGAAGTGAAATGCAACACGCTTCCCTTCCTTGAAATTGACACGCCGGTCACGCCTGCGAGTGCTGTTTCAATCGAGCTTGCGATGTCTTCTGTGCTAATCCTGTTTTCAGTTGTGGTGCTGCCGCTCACCACTACTGGGGCCACTGCTGTCTGAACAGTTGCCAGTGTCCCATTCACGTTGACTTTGTATGTCTGGCCATAGTTTGCGGCCTTCACCCATACCAACGCCTCGTGATTGGCTGGTCTAGCCGTTGCTGGCGCCAAGGCGGTATCCATCGCTGGCACCGCCTTGGTGTTGGAAATGAACGTATAATCAGCGATCGTCGCTGCTCTGATGTCGCTCTTGGCGCTCACCACGGACGACAGATAGCTGTAGCCCGAAGGCGCGCTGACGGTCTTCTCGTTCCCTTCTAGGTCGAACACCTTGATGGCAGTCTTCCCCACCACCACCAAGTATTTCTCTCCTGCATCACGCAAGATCTGGTGGAAGTAGACGTCTCCAAAACTGCTGTTGCTGACCTTGGCTACCACATGCGTGGATTCACGCTTGCGCAATCCTTCCGCCAGGGAGCTCATCCCATTGATCTGTGTCTCGCCTTGGCTCGGTTCGCGCTGCGCGTCGGGCTGCTGGCTGATCCCCTGAATCAGGTTGGGGATGGTGTAGCTGACGAGATTAGCCACGCAGATACCCCCGGTTCCTGCCCAACAGGCCCAGCCCCGGCGAGTAAGTCGGCATCGGCCTCAGCCCTGGCCCACCCGTCAAGCTGTTGGGCTGAGCCTGCTCGATCTCCACGCGCTGCAATTCCACCAGCGCCATCTGCTCATCCATTGCGGTGTACTTGAAGATCGCGTCAGAGCCCAGCACGCGATTGCTGAACACCCGCGCTGACCGGATCACGATCCAGCGGTTAAAGGCCTCAGGGCACTCGTCCCAGGGCAGCAGCCACACCACGTCAGCTTCAAGGCTTGGGATGTCTGAGCCAAGGGTGTAGGTGCGCTTCTCTCGGTCGTAGACCCGCTGTCCACGCAGCTGAAAGCGCCCAGCCCATTGATAGGCATCCGGCGCAAAGGACACCACATTGGCCGGCACCACAATCTGGTTGGTGCTCGAGTTCTTCACGAACTCATAGGCCTGTTCGCTGTTCCAGCTCCAGCCCCTTGTCTGCCCTTCTTTGTGGAACTCAAGAATGGTGCGCTCAGCCATGGTGGCCTCAACCACCTGCTGGTTCTCAAGGCTGTTGACCGGCTGCTCGCCGATGTTCTGCAGGCAGATGTTGACCGCCTCAAGCAGGGTTGTCCTACCGGGTGTTGATCCCTGGTTTGCGAGGCCCATCAGAGCACTGCAGCGGTGCAGTCTTCATGCTATCGGTAAGCACAAAAAAGCCCCCTGCTGAAGCGGACAGGGGGCTAGGGCTCGTCCTCCTGGCTAAGCCTATGGGAGTTCGATCACGCCTGCACACTCAGAACGCAGGACACCCATGCCGATCGCCATGCGGGCGACCATCAGGCTGGCCTGATACATGATGTTGAAGTCACCGCCTTGAGGGGTGACCTGCAGGCTGGGGCTGCGCAGGGTCAGCACACCGATGGCATCGCGGTGGAACACGATGGCCTTGCACTTCGACAGATCCTGCTGATAAGCGGTGTTCTTGTCGTAGGCGCCGTTGGTGTAGGCAGCTTGGGTGACGTGGTTCGACTCGATCACGGGGATGCCCTTCACGCGCAGCACACGGCCGCTGGCAAAGGAACCGTTCTCGCCACTGGCTCCATTGAAGTCCGCGTTGATGGCGCGGGTGGAATCCAGCAGCACGTCGTACTCGTCGGGACCCACCACGCAGAGGAGATCCTCTGTAGGCACGTCCTTCTTCTTCATCGCCACCTTGAGGGCGCTGATCTTGGCGACCAGCTCGTCACCCTTGGCATTGGAAGTGGCAGCGGCATAGCCAGCCGAGAGGGTCTGGCTTTGACCGATGCGACCAGCGTTGCTGGCCTTGGCCAGGGGTTCGGTGGTGTTCTTGGCAGCGGCGTAGAGCACGCGGGCAGCACGCTTGTCCCATTCACGGGCAAGGGCTTGGCCCAGCTGATGCGTCACGTCCTGGCGGACGTCGTAGTAGTTCATCAGCTCGTCCAGGTCGTAGATCACCTGGTCGGCGATCATCAGGCCATCGAGGTTGATGATCTGCTCGTTGCGGTCGCCGGGGCTGTTGGTCGCACCCAGGATCGGAGTCCCGGGAACGTGGTAGCCAGCGTCAGCTTTCCCGCTCACGGGAAACGCTGCAGATTTGCCGCCGCGGATATTGCGCTCACGCACCTTGCCTTTGAAGACAGTGGCGCGGTCGAACGCAGACAGCAGCTCGGCAATACCGAGTTTGAGGAACAGGGCATCAACTGCGCCTGTGCCTTTGATTTGACCGATACGGTCGAGAGAAGCGTTGGCCATTGGCCTATAGGGATAGCGAGCATCTGTCCGTTGTCTGGCTGCTTGGGGTGTCTCCCGAAGGAGGCCCAGTCAGTTGCACAGGTGCAGATCAACTCATGACCCGACCTTACATAAAGACGTTCGACCTGGCGAGGGTCTTGTCGTACCACTGGCGGTATTTGGGGTCCGTCTCATACAGAAACTTGCCGTTCTTATCCCTCTTGCCGCGGGCATCCACGGCCTGTTGATCACTATCAAAGACGTCCGTCTTCACGGCACTGCCACCGCCAATCAGCTTTGGTTCCTGGCCGCCGGTTGATGCCCGGGCCTGCAGCTGCTTGATGGCAAAGCGTGCGGCGGCCTTGTTGCCACTATCCACGGCCGCGTTGTAATCGGCCAGCTCTTGTGGGTCGAGATTGCTCACAGCCCACTGGCTCAACTGCTGGAACTGTTGCTCGCCGCCGACCATGCCTTTGAGCTCAAGCACGTCCGCATCCGTCAGGCCCGGAGCTGAACTATCTGGAGTTCCCGGATAGTTGCCCTTGGCTGGAGTCACGCCCTGCAGGTAGGTCTCCACCACTTCACGAGGCAGTCCTCCCTTCTCCACCAGAGCATCGACATAGCTGCTGACGTCCTGGCCGGCATAGACCTTCTCTGCCATCTCCAGCGGGTTGATCTCTGCGGCCTCGATGGCAGTCGCCACCGTGTCGCCGTAGAGCTGCTTGCCCAGCTCTGGCGTGTACTGATCGGGTGTGATCGTGGCCTGAGGTTCCGTTTCGCTCGGCGCAGGTTGCTGACCGCGCTGGCTGATCAGCTTCTGCGCCTCGAGGTAAGCCCTTTCAAGCTCCTCGGTGCTCTTGAACTTGCCGGCCAGAAGAGCCTCGCCGTCATCGTTCGATTCGGGCTCGGCGTTCAGTTGCTGCTGCTCCTGCTCGAGTTCCTCGAGGAAGCTGTCGATCATCTCTTCCTGGCCAGGGGCCACGAGATCCTGGAGCTCAGGGCCTGCTGTGGTCGTCATGCTGGTGGTTGTTCAGTGGGTTGAGGTTCAGCCATCTGCTGGCTGGTGGCGGCGGCATTGGCCAACTTCTGTGGGTCGGCCATGCCGGACGCCATTGCCTGTTGAACCATTGCCGCCTGCTGTGCCTGCTGCTGTTCAGCGGCGAGCTGCTCGTCGGTCTTGACTAGGCCGATGATGTCCATGCCCATGGCACCGGCCAGTCGACGAATCAACTCGGTCGGCATCACATAGGTGGCGATGCCCTCAGGCCCCAGCGATTGCTGGAGGATCGTCATGAATCGGGCAGTCTTCTCGAGATCATTGCCCCGGCCAACAGCGGCCAAGCCGACGCTCACAACAGGCTTGACCAGATCTTCAGACAGCTTGGGCAGCCGGCCTTTGCGGGTCAGGATCGCCAGCTTGCGTGCCACGTAGGGCTGCTGGAACTCAGTGGTGAGGATGGCGTAAATCGAGCCAAGAGAGTTCTCGATCTGCAAAGCCTGCAACCGCACTTCCTCGGCTGTAGTGCGTTCGCTGTCACGCACGTCGGCCAGCATGAAGGCCTGCGACAGCCTCGCTTCAATGCGAGCCAGGCCTTGGGCCGCCACGTTCAGATCGGCAGCCTTGTTCACCTGGATGGTGAAGACGTCATCTGGGTTGCCCGGCAGGTAGGCCCCGTTCGGTGCCTCAGCCAGCTTCTTGGGGTCGGCGATGCCGCTCGGTTTCACCAGGTGTTTCACCTGAGCGGAAACCAGCGAGCCCTCTGCGATGGCCTGACTGAGGGCTTCAGCGGTTTGCAAGTCAGCGATGCAGGCCGCCTCGACATAGCCGGGGCTATACCCCTGGCCGTCGATCCGGTACATGCGCAGCGGCAGCCAGGGGGATTCGCTCAGGCTGGCGCTGCCCCTGCTGCCAGGGATCTCTTGACCCTTGATCTCCTGATACCACTTGACTTTCTTCCCTTCCCACTCGATGTGGGTGTAGAGCCGCACGACACGCTCGTACTCAGGAGTGTGGTCGTCGTCGACGATGCCTTCAACTTCGCCGTCCTCTTCGCTGAGAAGCTCTCGAGCATTGGGTGGCAAGGTCTCAACCGAGAGCTGTTCGCACACCACGGCCTCGACCGGGTTGCCCATCAAGTCCCGGCGACAGACATAGCGGTTGAGGTGGAAGCACTTAAGGCCTTCGTCCGAGACGTACATCAGCACGTTCCCGGAGATGATCAGGTGCAGCAGCATCTCGTGAACTGCCACACGGTCGTTGCTGGTTTCGATGCTGCGCAACACTGCCCGCTCGAGCTTGGCAAGACCCAGGTCAAACTCGCTCTTCTGTTTGCCGAGCTTTTCTGGCGTTGCACCTGCAGCCATCAGGCGCTGCTCGACGTTGGCCAACTCGATCTCGTCGATCGTGAAGCGAAAGAACGATTCGGTCGGCGGCAACAGCGCCAGAAGCAGTCGGCTGGCCAGGTTGTGGACGCCCCTGGCACCGATTCCATTCCACGGCAGCGGGAACGTCTGGTTGTCGTTGGGGTAGGGCTCATCGCTGAGCGGGATCAGATAAGGCAGCGTCAACCGCGAGGCGGTCCGCGCCCGCTCGAGGTAGTAGTTGCGGTCTGATTCCAGTGCGCGGTAACGCTTTTCGCAGCTCATGGTCAGCCTCCCAGGTTGACGCCGACGCCAGCACTGCGGCCCGACGAACCAATGCGCAGAGTTTGCGTTGCTGAGGTAGCCCTTACGCGCGAATCAGGCCCACTGCGCGTGACCGGTGCAGTTGGCGCCTTTGACTGCACGTTGCGCCCAGCCAAAACCCTGAGTGATTGCGACGCAGCTTGAGTCGTCAGCCGGTTCTGCATGATTTGCGCTTCCTGCGCTTTGCGCGCTTGCTCGATCTGCGCAAGCTGCGCTTGCTCCTCGACACGTAAGTCGTCGACGGCACGTTGCTGGTCAGCCATGACCTTCTGCTGGCTGGCCTGGAGCCGCTGCAATTCGCCCTGCTGAACTGCAACCTGCAACTGCATTGCTACAGCCTGGCGGTCGAGTTCAGCCTGGCGCTCACGCGCGATCTGGTTCAATCGCTCCTGCTCACGCTTTGCTTCTTCATTCGCGTGATGCTGTTGCCGGCCAGCGTTCCCTGCGCACATGGTCAGAC